GATCTGGGGGGGTGGGGCGTATTGGCGCCGCTGCTTCCACCAACCCCGGATGGTGTCGACCTGGTACGGGGTGGGGGTGGAGACGGTGATGGTGGGGGTGTAGCTCATGAACGGGAACGGGGGGTTTCGTGGATCGCCCAGGAAAGGACTAGGGCCCGGGCTGTGAATGGGTAGGGTGAGGCGCGGCAGATCTCGAGGGTGAGGTCTTGGAGGTGGGCGGGGGAGAAAGTGGTGGCTAGCCAGCCGGTGTGGAGGGCGGGGGCCGCATCGGTGGGGGTGCTGGTGCTCAGGAAGTCGATGTTGTAGGTCACTCCGTCGTAGATGACACAGCAGTCCCAGGATTTGTAAACGGCGAGTCGGATCTCTTCGGCCCGTTTGAGCCGGGAGTGGGTGGCCCCGCCCTGGGCAATGGTGTCTTGGGGGAGGAGGACGAGGCGGCCGGCGACGAGGAGACCGGCCCAGAGGTGGTCGGCATCGACGGGGATGGTGATGGTGGCGCTGGCCACCGTTGCGGTGTAGGTGACACCGTCGGCCAGGACGGTGAGGAGCTGGCCTTCGAGGTGGGCGGGGACGGGGAGGGAAGCGTCGGCGGTGTAGCCGGCTTGGTAGGTGGCGGCGTCGAGGTGGGCGATGGCGGTGTAGTCGTCGGCTTCCTGGGCGGCTTGCTGGTCGGCCTCGAGCATTTCGAGCGAGTAGGTGCTGCCGCGGAGGGTGACGAGGTAAACCATGTCGTCTGCGGCCCCGGGGACGCTGGCAATGCTGGTGCAGGCGCCGCCAATGGTTGTGTGTTGTGACCAGGCGGCGAGGCGCTCGGGGCGGCTGTAGAGGAGGTTGAGGAGTCGCCCGTCGCCGGTGACGGCCCAGAGGGAGGGCTCGCGCTGCTGCTGCCAGGCCATTTGGATGACTCGCCCCTCGGTTATATGCTCGGCGAGGCGGGTGAGGTCGGCGGCGGAGTAAGTCTCGCGCTCGATGGTGTAGCCAAGTTCCCGGATGCGCCGGCCGTTGCGGGAGACAAAGACTACCGCGTCGTCGATGTTGAGGGCGGGGATGCGGGAGGATCCGCTTTTGGTGTATTCGCGGGCGAGGAGGTTGGTGGGGGAGAGGGGGGCTTCGTTGGACTCGGCCCCAAATACCCATTCGCCAACACGGGTGCCGACGTAGAGGCGGCGCTGGGAGGCCAACCATTGGATCGGGTCTTGCTGCTTGGCTCCGAGGGTGACGTAGATGGAGTCGTCGTCGATGGTGCCACGCTGGAAGTCGAGGAGGTCGTCGGTGCGCGATAGCCAGAGGGAGAGGGGTCGCCGGGCGGTGCCGGCAAATGTGAGGCGGCGTTCGTGGACGGTGACGGCGGTGGGGTAGCCTTGGTGGTCAGAGAAAGCTCCTTCGGTCCAGAGGTCGGTGGGGCCGATGTCGGTGTTGGTGAGGGTGGTGGCTTCGACGCTGGTGGCGCTGTTGTAGGCGGTGATGGTGACGAGGCCGGCGAGGGTCTGGTCGACGGCGCGAAGCTCGGCGTGGGGGGAGCCGGTGGTGGTGCCGGTGTCGGTCCAGTAGAGCCGGAGGTGGAGGCGCTCTTTGTCGGAGTCATATTCCTCGTCGTAGTTGGCGTCGGTGGCGGAGGTGAAGTCGAGGAAGGTTTCCCAAGTTAGCCCGTTGTCTTTGCTCCTCTGGACCAGGAGAACGCCGGTCCAGGATCCAAATGTAAGCAGACTCCAGCGGCCTTGGACTTCGATGGGGGGGGAGACTTTGCCGGAATAGGTGTTGTTCAGGGCGATCTCGGATTTGTAGTCGTTTCCGTCGCGGTTTTGGGCGAGTTCGAAAGTGGCTCCGACGTGGTCGGCGGTGAAGAGGGCTTCGGAACTGGTGAGCTCGAATGTGTCGGTGGGGTCGAGGATGGCGTGGATCCAGAGGGGCGGCGCGTCGATGCCGGAGCCGGGGGCCTTTGCGACGGAGGAGGTGTGGGCCGAAATGCAGGTCCAGGTTTTCCCGGCGGAGGTGACCCAGTCGCCGAGGGAGTAGGAGACGGCGGAGGAGGACCAGACTGATGTGACGGCGTCGGAGGTGACGGTGAGGAGCCAACCTTCGTCGAGGTTCTGGTCGAGGAGGGGGGGGTAGTCGAAGGGGAGGTCGTCGAGGACCCAGGTGGTGTCGTTGGTGCGGGTGAGGCGCCGCGGGGCGGCGGTGGGCTCGGTGATGATGAGGATAGAGTTGATGCCCCAGAATTCGAGGTGGAAGGGGGCGGTGAAGGTGGCGGCGATGGTGGTCTTGAGGGTGCCGTCGGTGCCGAATATCTTGAGGTCGGTGGCGGTGAAGGCGAGGATGTAGGAGTAGGCCTCGGAAAAAACGAAGGGCTGCAGGCGGGTGGCGGCGTCGAGGGTGGCAAGATTGCGCAGGCCAGGGCGGGCGCGGAAGCCTCCGTAGGGCATGGGGAGGAAGTTTTCCATTCGGGCACAGCCGCTGCCGTGCTTGTCGAGTTCGTTGAGGTAGGCGAGGTAGGGCGTTAGTTCGCCGCCGTTGAGGGAGAGGATTGCTTGGTGGGCTGGCATGGGGAGGCGCTAGTAGGCGGCCCGGCCGTCGGCCCGGTAGCGGGCGTTGACGTAGGCGGATTGGGAGGCGAGGTCGCGGGGGCCGAAGTTTTCTCCGCTGGCTACCTCGCGGGCGTCGGCAAGCTCGGCGGCGGGGAGGGAGAGGTTTTTGAACTCGGAGAGGAGCTCGGCCTTTTTGGCCGGGTCGTTGGTGATGTCGAGGCCGATGGCGGCTCCGAGTTTGAGGGAGAGGGCGTTGATGAAGGTGTCGGGCCATTCGGAGACGGGAATGGCGTTGTCGACGTAAACGATGGAGAGGGTGTCGTAGTCGTTGGTGAGGAGCTTACGCCCTTGGATGGCGTAGTGGAGAACCGGGTTGTGGGGGTCGTTGCCTGGCCCGATGATGCGGATGTGGCGGACGAGGGTGCCGGGGAGGATCCAGGCGGAGGTCCACTCGGGGGAGGGGGAGGTGGGGAGCTTGGAGAGGGCCACGGTGAGGGTGGCAAATGTCCATTGGAACTCACGGAGCAGGGCGTTTCGGGTCGTGTGGTAGGCCAACTGGCAGGATTTGGCTTCCTGGGAGGTGTCGGTGTCGATGTCGTTGATTCGCCGGGCTCCCAGGGCGGAGAGGGCGAGGTTGGCAATGTGGGTTTCGGAGGTGATGGCGGCCATGACGGGAAAGCGGGAAAGAAAGAGGGGCCGCCCTAACCCGCGAAAGCAGGCGCGGGCGGCCCCGGTGATGGTGGGGTGGGCTAGGCCTTGGCCAGGAAGGCGAGGTCGAAGACCAGCTTGGTGCCGGCGGTGATGGTGTTGGCGCTGACGATGATTCCGGTGATGGCTGTGGCCGCGGTGAACCGGTAACGAGTGAGCAGACCCGCCGGCAATGTGGGCGAGCCAGCGATGCAGATGGGGGTGCCTGCCACTGCGGCAGAGAGGACGAGGCCGTCGCTGTAGCGGTCGGTGTCGCCCGGGTCGCCGATATCGACGGTGAGGGTGGTGCCGGGGTCTTGGTTGGCTGTTACGTAACTCCGCTCTGGGAGCAGGATCATGCCGGAGTAGCCTGCGGGGGTGAGCTCGAAGGTGTCGTCGGCCGCGGCGTCCGCGACGTCGAGGACGCAGATGGCGTGGAGGATGATGCCGCCTAGAAACTCGCCGTTGACGTGCCCGCTGGCAAGCGAGAGCGCGGAGGCGGCCTGGGTGGCTACAAGGTCAGATGTGAGGTTGGCCATTTATTTAGATAGTTAGATTTTGCGGTGGTTGGGATTACTGGGCGATGTCACAGGCGATTTGGATAACTTTCTCCTCCTCGAGCCGGGTGGCCTCAAGCTTGTATTGGCTGAGGAATTGGACGGCGTTGCTGAGGTCGGGGCGGCGGTCGACGCTGGTGCTGAGGTCGCCCCAGATGTCGAGTTGGATGGAGTCAGAGACCCAGAGGTAGGCGTAGCCGACGGTGGCGTCGGTGGTGCTGACCAGCCCGGAGCGGCTGGAGACGGTCCAGTCGATGCCGAGGAACCGGCGGATGCGGCCATGCTCGTCGAGGACGGGCGGGGCGACGTCGCGGTCGAAGAGGCGGGAGCCGGTGGCGCTGTTGGCGTCCACTCGGAGGGCCTCTTCCATGACCGGGCTCATGATGCCGTTTAACGTGAAGCCAGCGGCCATGATCTCGTCGGTCCATGCTTCGTTGTCCTGGAGTTTGCGCAGACCGCGGAGGATCTTGTTAATGCCGAGGCAAGTGGCCGAGCCGCCTCCGCCAAATGCGTAGTCTTCGGCGACTTTCTGGCCGGCGGGAAGCACCACTGCGGTGGTGCCGGCGGCGCCTGTGTAGGCGGTGCCTCCGAGGGCGAGGATGATGCGGTCGTCGACGTCGCGCCCATATGCGGCGCCGTGGGCCATGGTGTGCTTGCCACGGGGCGCGATGGTGGGAAGGAGGGCATTCTCATCCCACTTGCTCTCGCCGGTGGGGGTTTGGAACTCCTGGGGGCGGATCCAGCGCTTTTCGGTGGGGAGGTCCAGGAGGTTGACCTTTTTATACCGTTGCCCGGTGACGTTCTCGGAGCTGACGGTGCCCACTTGGTTGTGGGTTTTGGCTTCGCCAGTGCAACTGGTATCCACCTGGACGCGGGAGCGGAGGCGAGATGTCATTTGCTGGGCAAGCATTTTCCAGTTCGCGTCGAACTGGGTCGTGAAATGATCGGGGACGATGAGAGAAGCGCTCATAATGGTAGTTGGT